TGTAATCCCGCGCATTAATAACACCGGGCTTAGCTTTAGCAATCATTTTTTTAGGCCAAAAGCCGTGTCTTTAGGGTTAACGGCCCGAAGTACGGTAGGTGCCACAGCTGCGATAGCGGCAGTCAGTAGGTCGCTTGGGTTGGTGTTGCCTGACATGTATAACGCCGCTGCCGCTGCAATTGCGCTATGAAAATAGGTGTTTAGCATTGCTTTGTTAACTTGCATTTTCTACCTCGCTTGGTTTTTGTTTAGATTTTAGCCCGTTGCTAGCTACTAATCCGGATAGGGTGCCGGTCATGAATACCGTTAACGTGCTTAACAAGTCTATAAATGCTGCGTCGTTTGGTGCTTGTTTGTCTATTGGTTGGGTTACAAACATTAGGGCGTAAACGAAACCTATAACGGTTAACGCGAAAACTACGGCCATAGTAATTCCAACAAACACAATTAGCCGGGCGTGTAATTGTTCGGGCGTTAACTTAATTTTCATAAATTAAGTCTTTTGTACACGTACCGGACGGTATGCACAATGGCGGTTTGCAATCGTCGCTGTTCCAGTTGTTTGGGTCTTGGCATGCGTAACGATAACGGCCGTCATAACCGCAACTAGAAACCGCCCACGCAACCACTACAACAAGTAGCGCGTAACCAATAAACGGACGCCATCGCATTACGACAGTAAAGCGGCTACTTCGTCGGCAGTAAGTCCAAGTTTGGCAAGTACAGCCTGTTTTGCTGTGGCTTTTGCCTGTTGTTCGGCTTCGGTTGCTTTTGCGTCTTTAAGCATTGCGGCACGTGTTGCTTCATAATCTTTTATTTCGTCTTCCGTCATTGGCCTATCAACGCCGTCAATATTTATGTTATAGGTCACGTTAAGCCCCTGTCTTTGCTAAAGCGTAAACCGAATATACGCCAGTAAAGTTTCCTGATGCGGCGTTTAACTCAAAGCCGTCGTAAGCGGTTGATGTGCTGTGGTTGCCGTAAAAAAATTGCAAAATAGGAGTTGTATACGCGCTATCGGTGCCTTGAAAATTGGTTTGAATTGTAGTTGCTTCGGCCAACGCGGCGCCTGTCACAAGTATTTCTGCCGATTGAAAAAATGTGCCATTGGAACCGTTTGCAACTAGAAACGATGTTTGAGATGATTGAGTAGCACCCGTGATACTTGTAGAACTTGCAGTCAAAACTTGCAGGTTGTAATTAGTGCTTGCCGCTACACCACCGACACGAAATTTTAAGCGAAAACCACCGCCTGTAGTACCTGTTAAACGCATAATAATTTTGTATGCCGTGTACGACGCCGAAAACACATTATCGCAAACAACCTGAGTTGCTGCCGTAAACGCTGTTTCGTTTTTAACCACAACTAAACCACTAGCGTTAACTGTTTGCCACGCTGCACCGTCATAAAACTGGGTTGTGTTAGTTGCCTCAATGTACGCATACTGACCTTCGGCAAGCACCTTTTCGCCTGCGCCACCAAACGCCGCGTCACGCGCCGTTGTGTCAGCAAAAACAGGAATACCCGTATTTATGTTGGTTTGTTGTGCGGCCGTTAAAATTTGCCCGCTAGTAAAACTAGGTACGCTTGTTTGTGCATTCAATCCCATAGTGCTACCTATCCTAAAACATTTTCCGCGTCAAGGACGCCATATAGCGGGTCATCTAATATTAATTCGTAAACAATAGTTGTAGGGCTTGTAAAAAGGCTAATACGGTGCCCGTTAAGGGTTATTTGATGTTCTACGCCCTCTACGCTTAATTCCTGTGCAAGCGTCATAGTGCTGTTACCGGTTATAAACGTTTTTTCTATGGTTATTGTGTCGGCAATATCAATAATGGCTACCGTGTCACGTTGTGCCGTGGTTAACGCACCAAACACGGTCTCCACGCTGTTGTATCGTGGTTGCGGGTATGGGTCCAACAGGTAAGCGGCGGCGTTAGCTAGTTCGCTGTTATCTAGCAAGCTGTTGGTAATGCTGTTGGTTTGTATAAAAAACATAGATTGACTAGTTAAATCGTCGTCTGTGGCTACCGCTTCGCCGAGATTTTGCACCAATGTTCTATTGGTTACCGCGTCGGCCTCAAACGTAATACCCAAATTTGTAAAGGGTACGTCGTTTCCTGCGTCGTCAAAATCGGCAACGCTACCGGAAAGCGTCGTACCGATACGCGGGGTAAAAGTCAGCACCCCGGCACGTGACATAAACAAGCGGCCAAACTCTGCCGTTTCGTTAATTTGCGACAAATACGCTAAAACGTTCGTACCTGCCGGCACCGTATAGTCGCTGTCGTGTCCTAGGTCTACGGTGCCCGGGTCAATGTCACGGGCTGCGCCTGTCGGGTAGTTCACTTCCGGTAGGTCTAAAACGGTTTCTATACGTTCCCCGGACGTTTCTACCGCTACGTTTAATTCGTCCATATAGGTTTGGCTTAATAGGTAGAAATCGTCGGCACAATAAACGGTTACGGTGTCTATGCCGTCTAAGGCAAAGTTGTAGTCGTAGTTAACAACTTTACCGCGGTACAAATATTCGGGGTTATCGGCGTTGTCGTATCGGATTAAAGCAACGTTACGTAATGGTGCTAAGCCGGGTAATGCTTCCGCGGTGTCATAGAACGGGCTTGTTTCGTCAAACGGGTTAAATATGCCGTCTGTGTCGTTAATGGTAAACGTCATGGTTCCGGCTGCGAATTGGTCGCCGCTGTCTTTGCGGCCACGCCTAACGCTTATTTGTGTTGCACTATCGGTAATGTCTGCAAAATCGGTTGTAGGCCCTAACGGAAAAGTACCGTTTAATAGGCCTTTAATGTCGCTGTCTAGTTGAAAGCTGCCAACGTCGTAGCCTGTGTCAACTAGTAGCGAATAGTTGCCGGCTTGGGCAATTGCTGTGCCGGGCATTAGTACCTACCGGATATTGGCAAATCTAACGGGCCGTTTTGTCGTGCAAATGCACGTAAACCGTCGTTTGTTACGCGGCCTATTTCGGCAGCTGTGGCCATACCGCCGCTTACGTTTACTGTGTACGTGTTACCGCCTTTAGTAGCGCTTGCGTTTTTAACTGTGGCAACGCTTGCTTTAGTTGGTGCGGGTGTTGCAATGGTTTGACCGGCTGTAATTTGGTTAAAAGAAATGTCTGTCTGCGCTTGTTCTAACAAGTTTTCTAGGCGCTTAGTTGTAAGGTTCGGGTTTTTAAGTATCTTTTCATACTTGCTTAAAACGCTTTCCAACCCTGCTACTAGCGCGGTGCCTTGGTCTACGCCCGCTTGGTAAAACCGTGCGGCGCTATCTAGGCCTAGCTTGTCTGCAACCTGTTGCACAGTAGATACCAACGCGTTAACGCCGTTAGGTCCTGTTATAGCGTCTTGCCCACCTGCCACAAGTTCGGCAGCAATAGAGGCGCCGGCCTCTGCACCTGCGTTAAGTACTTCGCTTAATGCCTGTTCGCTAAGGCCACGCTGTAACAGTAAATCTACGTTGGTTGCATACTGTTTTACGCCGTCTACTTGGTCACGCAACCCGGCTAGAAAACCGCCGCCAGTTTCTACACCTGCTTCCTTGGCGTCACTAAAACTAAAGCCGGCTTTAATGCCGTCGGCAACGGATTGGCCAAAGTCTTTAAAAGCGTCTTTTGCGTCCTCTAATTGGTCTTTAGCGTCGTCTAATGCGTCTTTAAGTTTGTCGGTTATAACGTCGTATAGTTCGTTAATTTTCTTGGCAGCGCCGCCCGTTTCCTCTTGCTGTTCGCGTAGCTTGCGGTTGAATTCGCCGGCAACGTCAGCAACGCGCATAGTTTGTTGCGCGCTACGTTTCAAATTGTCGTTGTATGCGCCGGTAGGTTTTTCGTCCTCAAACGCTTTACGTAAGTTAGTTAAACCCCACCATGCTTGGCTAAGCGGGTTTTGCATGTTTCGCAAAAATCCCGTAAACGTATTGATTTCGTTACCACTTTCTTTAACCGGTGTAGGTAACTTGTCAAACGCTTGCACTAAAAAATTGACGTTTGCGGTAGCGGTTTTTGCTTGGTCTATAAACGCTGCACCCATTTTGGCTTTAACGTTTTCAAACGTCGCCGCCAAGGTTCGTTGGCTGTTAGCTAGGTTTTCGCTAGTTCTAAAAAAGTCGCCTTGTGCGTCGCCTGTCTGTTTGTAAATAGCAGACTGCGCGGCCAAAATCTTTTGCTGTGATGTTAACGCGCCTTTACCGTCATAAATGCCAAGGGTTAACGCCTCTTGCTTTAATGTGGCGTCATTCAACAAAACGCCGTATTTGCGTAGCGGTTCAGCTTCACCACGTAACGCCGCGCCGATAGCCTGTACTGCCTCTTCCGGGGTAGTGTTATTAAACGACGCAAGGTCAGCGGCAAGGGTTGTAAAATCGTTGCTAAATACCGCTAAATCTGTGCCCGCTAAACCGGCTGCTTTACCAAACGTACCGAAAACGCCGGCAGCTTCCAAAACCGCTTGTTTAGACTGGCCAAGGTTTCGTGCTGCGCTTGTCGCAAACTTCTCTACGTCTCTTGCGCCTTTACCGAAAACGACGTTTACTTTGCTTAGGCTTTCTTCCATGTTGGAAGCCGCCGTAATAGCAGGGCCTATAACGCTTTTAACGGTACCAAACGCAAGGCTTAACCCGCCAACAGCACCGGCAACGGTTTTAGCGCTAGTTCCAAACGTTTTTAATTGTTTGTCGGCGGCCTGTATACCCGTATTAACAAACGAGGTAATAATAGGTATGTTAATTGCCACTATTTGTACCTCTGTTTAAGCTGTTGGTTTGTTTTATGTTCTACGTCTGCGATAACCAATTGTACTTCCTTTTGTACGGCAGGCTTGTTTTTCTCTACGGCCTTGTCAATTACGCGCGGTTGTTGGCCGCCGCCGGATACGTCAAGGTTTGCCACAAATAAGCCTTGTGTATGTCTGCCCGCATGGTCATATATAACAGCTGCCGCGTCAGCGCTTTGCACCGTCATTAAACGATAAGGTTTTGCACCAAAAGGTATTTGTTCTGTGTGCGTTTCTACGCCGTCTGTATAACGTTTAAACGATACGTACCGTTCTTTTGTGGCACGTGAACCGACTTTTACTTTAAAACCTTTTTTAACCGCGTTAGTAT